GGCCGTAGCATTTCATTCATCAATCTGCCCAGCACAGGGCCAATGACTCTCATGCGTTCTTCCTGCCTTTGAACAACCTCTGTGGCTGTCATGTTAGGCGACTGACCGCTAAGAAGCTGGTCAACATAGAACGCAGAACGAATAGCACCACGGCGTTGTTCTTCCATATTCAAGCCAATAGGAATGTTCGCACCTGTGTTCAGCGGCGCAATCATATCTCTTGTGCCGCTTCTAAAGAAGTTCAATCCCCCAGGCTGCGTACGGATGGGCAAGAGGAAACCATCGTCAGGAACAAGAAGGGGAGGGTCAATCTGTTTCTGCGCAGCTTGGATGATTGTCTTAGACATCAGATTCAACATCTTAACGTCAGGCAACGCAACCATCGCTGGGGAACGCCCCATTGTCTCACCAGTTGCCTTCAAAAATCGTGGGACAATGTACGGGAACTCTTGGAAGCCACTTTCAGAAAGCAGCCCCTTGCTTTGCATATCAACATAGAACGATGCAAACGGCATGTTCTTGTTGTCACGCTTGTTAGGGTCACGGTTAATACGCGGTACTACCGCATGTAGGATTTCTACTTCTTCATCAGGTTTGTCTTTGAACACCTTGCGGATGTAGTCTGTTACATCATCAAAGCCAAAACGCTGCACAGCTTGCCGTGCCGGAATCTTGTAAGTTCTAAATACTGTATCGACAATACCAAACTGGTTCTCTTGCACATAGAACTCAGATATGTGGCGTGTGCTAAACCGCAGATTGCCATCATCCATCTCAGCAAACATACAGCCTGTGCCAAACACAACCAAGTCCACATACATCTCATGGACTTCAGTTTCAAAGTTAGACTGGTTAAATGCCCTCATCATGCGCTGGCTGGTTTCTTGCAACCACTCACGCACATCATCATCACGCCCGATATTCTCATCCTTCATATCAAGCATAAACCAAGGCGTAGCACCGCTGGTCAGCATCCCGTGCAAACTAGCAGCAAGCAAATCAACAGCCTGTAATGCAGTGCCATCGAAGATAAGTTCCATGCGCTTTTCGCCACGGCTGCGCTTACGAACAATATCTGCTTTCCGGGGTAGCATGTAATCAGCTAGTTCCTGATAATGCGTATCCCAGTTGTCTCTACGGCCTTTAAGGTATTCGTACCGCTTTACTAAGCCTTTGACAAAATCTTGCATGTATTACCCCAGTAATGTAGGTGTGCCGCCCGGTGATGTTGCGCTAGTATCTTGCAACGCGCCAGCAACAATAGTAGAACCCGCACCCTTTTTTCTTCTGGCCTTCATTGTAGCTTCTTCAGCCAAAGCCGCAGCGCGTTGTGTATCTTCTTCACCCGCCTGTGCTGGTGGTGGCGGTGGTGGTGGGGCTGGTGGAACGTATACTTTTGGCTTTAAAAAAGACATTATGCGCCACCCCCTGTAGGTGATTTTGCGCTAGGTGTTGCGTAAGTAACACCGTAGCCTTCCATCAATGTGCCAGCCGCACCAGAGCGTTTGCCTTTAGTGCGGCGTGTGCCACGGCCCAGCATTGTATCATCAGGCATAACCTCGGGCGTTACCTCTGGTGTCACTTCTGGCGTTACCTCTGGCATGTCCGGCGCAACACCAACAGCCTTGCCAGTTTCCTTCAATATTTTCTGTGTTGGCTTCTCAATAACTTCTTCAAATACCTCACCAACACCTTTAGTAACTCCTTTAGTTACTTTTTTTACCGCACGTCTAACACCGCCCATATCTAACTCCAATCGTGAAAGCCTAGCTTCTGAGTCTCAGTCCGAAGCCAGTACGCATTTGTATACCCCATATTAGATAACATACTTTTTAAATTTCTGAAACCTATTGCTATATTTCGCTTACCACCCGCAGCAATGAAATCAATTATCCACGGCACAGTCCCACCACCATCATAACCTTCTGGCATAAACTCAAGATTGTCTGTGTACTCCACAACATGTTCATAATCAGGAAATGCCCAAGTCGCAAAACATATTGGCATCTTGTTTTCATCGCGTAGAACCATATACTGACCAAGCATCATCGGGGGGCGGATGTACTTCTCCACCTCCTCAACGCCCCACCAGCCGTGGTAATCACTCCAATCAAGCAAATACTTGATGGCTTCTACATCAATAGACTTACTCATAGCGTAAATGGGTTATACTCCATCTGGGCTATTTGCTGCGGAGGTTTCGTAAAGTTATTTCTATTTTCGAGGCCCACAGCGAGGTAACGAAACGCATCCGCCGCGTGTGACGTAAAATCATGCAACGGATGGTCTCTAAATACTTTGCGTCTTTCATCGAACTCTTGCCTGTATTGCCGTAAATACTCCAACCCTTCATGGCACTTATCCTTGTCAAAGTAGCATTTAGGTATCAACATCCTTGCCGCATTAATACCATCAGCAACTTTCATCTTTGGAACTACACGGAACTTAATGCCAAGAGTGTAAGCAGTCTCTAGCCTAGACCTACCGCTACCCAGTTCCCGCACCTCAATGTCATGCGGGGCCAGGTGGTCGCCATAGGTATAATCTTTTTTGCTTAGAACGTCAGCGTAGTGGTCTAAGCCAACCCCGCTACTTTCATAATAATCAATCACGTTTACGGCACCGCCACGGAATATCTGGGCAAACCAAATAGCCGTTGAATCATTTATACCTAAGTCCCAAGCGGTATGCACTGGGTACATAGGGTCGTAAGGTATTCGCGTTACCCTGCCATCTTCATCAGCAGCAACTAACAGTTTCGCGTAATACGCACCAATAATAGCAGCCGTAAAAGAACATTCGTATTCCTGTTCATATTGTTCTGGTGTCATCTGTGCCTGGGCAGCAGCAAGTTCCTCTGGCTTCACCAAGCCACTCTCACTAGCTTTGACCGTCTTGTGATACCATTGGTCAGACCCATTCTCTACCTCTGACTTGGCAGTCTCTAGCAAATCATAAAAGTGATTATGCCCAGCCGGTGTACCTAAAAAGATAGCAGCCCCCTCTCTATCGGATAGGGCGGGTCTAACAACTTCCCCCCATACCCTTGGGTTCTGCATACCAAACTCATCGAAAGCACACATATCTAAATAAATGCCACGAAGGGAGTCAGGGTTTTCTGCCGACAGCAACATCAATCTGCCACCGTTGGGGAAGTCCACCCGTAATTCTGTCTCATTGAAAGAAACACCGGGTATCACTCCGGCATAATACTTCACATAATCCCAAGCAATACGTTTGGCTTGCGTAAAAGTAGGTGCCACAAAAGCAACCCTTGGACGGGGGAGTTCACAAGTCAGGGCCTTCTTGATTAATTCATTTACCGCCCAGACCGTTTTGCCAAAGCGTCTGTGCATCACAAGCACATTCCACCGCTTCAAGCTATTGTGCATCTCAGCCTGTAAGGGTCTAGGCTTGTAAGGTATCTTAACTGCTTGTGCCACTGTCACTCTCCCACAGTATCCTCACAGTACCGTCACTCACCTCTACGCCAGCACGGTTCTTGGCTTCGCCAAACTTCTCAGGCAACACCTTGCCTACCTTCCAGCGCACATGATGGGCATAGTCACGCAACACATGCGGGTTATAATCCTTAACTCCGTGTAGCGCATCGCTATACAACGTGTCCAGTTCTTCTAACGCCTTCTCTGCGCTGTACTGCTGTGCCTCTTTCACAGCCGCTGCAAACTCCTCATCGCGCTTGCAACGCTGGTAGAACGCAGTCCTGGATACGCCAGTGGCCTCGCACACATCAACAATGCTATGCCCGTCAGCTATGCTGGATAAGATAATGTCGGTTCGCTGCTTTGTTAGTTTGGTCATGTTACCTCTGGCTGTGTGTTGTAAAGGACTATTTAACATATATAGAACGCGGCGGTCGCTGTCGGGGGTGTCGCCTTGTAAAACATGCCCCCCTATGCCTTGACTGTGGCAGATATGCAACACTGTGGCATCACTGCAACTGTTGCCTGGCTGCAACACTGTGACATATTTGCAACACCATCAAACTTGTGATAGGCTCGCGGCGATTGCAATGCAGCGCGGTCTGCTTTGTGTGTTGTGCGTGTGATAAAATATAGACTCACCACTTCCCCAAAACAAATCTAAACAAATTCAACACTTGCCACACTTATATATATAAACAAAACTTTTTGCCATGTGTAAACTTTTTTTACATTGTGCTGTTGACAATGCGCAGATAGTGCGCTATCTAACAATCAAGACAACAAACCTTGGAGGGTTACACAATGCAAATCGACTATATCGAATCATCATCAAACCATGATATCGCGTTAGACATTTACACAACGCTCATGCACCACAAAACTGATAAAGGCCTTGACCATATCGACGTTGTGGCTGTTATCGAATACTTAAAGCACCATTACCAAACTGACCAAACGCCTGTTGCGGTATCAATACGCAACGCGGCGATAGACGCATAGGGGGGCAGCGCAATGTTCAACAATATTCTGCTAATGATTATCGGCCTTGTTATGATGCTAGCGTCATTGATGGACGCTATCACAGGCTTTCAGTCGGGCTTATTCTTCCCGCTTGGCTTTGCTATTCTCGGCCTTATCATATTCTTTGCCCCATTAATTGAATCAACCTTGGAGGGTTAAACAATGAAACAGTTAAGCAAAACAGAACGCGCCGTGATGAATGGTGTTAGCGTATATGGTAACCGCGTCAAATCCGTATCGGATGGCATGGCAAAGACTGAAACAGTTATCAAGAAAAGTACTAATGTAAAGCTTGGCAAGAAAGTAACGAAAGGCAAGCTTTCTGGCTTTCCTATCTATACCGTAACACTGCAAGAACGCGCCACTTGCCCGGCTTCATGTATCCATTGGCATGATTGCTATGGCAACAATATGATGTTTGCAGTGCGATATAATGCAGACGCTGATTTAATTGCAGCGATGGAATCAGAATTACATGCATTACAAGCGAAACATCCTAACGGCTTTTTGGTGCGGCTGCATGTACTAGGCGATTTCTATAGCGTTCAATATGTGGCGCAATGGGCTAAGTGGCTTGGCATGTTTCCGGCTTTGCATGTTTACGGATACACCGCGAATCAACCCGACGCTGCAGACAATAAAGAACGCGCCATTGGTCAAGCGATTTTATCGCTTCGCATGGCATGCGGTATCCGTTTTGCGGTGCGATTCAGTGGTTCATATAGCGACCAATTTAGCGCGTTATCTGCAGACGATAACAAGGCATTGGCACTGTTAAACACTAAACAAGCTTTCAAATGCCCTACACAAATCAGCAAAGAGACTGGCAAGCTTGCAAAGAAAGGCGAAGAGACACTTGTGTCGGATTGCGGCGCATGTGGCTTATGCTGGCAAGCTTCAAATCCGGTCGTATTCTTAACACATTAAAAGAAAGGCAAAGACAATGTATGTATATAAAAACAAATCCGGCGACCTGGTTAAATTCATCAAGCCAGTATCGCGCAAAGCGCAAAAGATTCTCGGCTTCAAAAACATACCGCAAAAAAGAAAGGCAACAAAATGATAAAAGAACGCAATGAACCTATTGTCGAAGCTTGTCTATCATATGCAGATATAGAGTTGATTCTCACAAGCTTAGAACACTATGTCCCTCGCACTAATCATGCGGCAAGTTTAGATGTTCAAGAATTACTATCATATTTTAGACGCCAAGAAAGAAAACTATTCAATATTAAGAGAGGGAAAACCAATGCCTAAACTAATCGCATATATCGGATGTTTCGCCTTTATCATTGGCGCATCTATGGTGCCGGATACAACAGGCGCATTTGTTACACAAGTAACACTGCTTTACGGCGGCCTCATAACCGCTGTATGGGCTGGCATAGCTAGCCGATAGCATAAACCCTACCATAGACGGGTCAAAGCCTGTCTATGGCCTTTAAATCGCTATTAACAACCTATGGAGGGCTAAACAATGGCATTAGATAAACAAACTTTCATCGAACTAACCGCAGAACTTGCCGACAAGATGGTGAATATAGAACTTGGCGAACATCACGGCATGAAAGTCTATGAAGTGACAGAGACAGGTGACGAAGAATACACCGAGACAGCGCAAGAGTCGTTCAACAGACGCATTGACGAAGTTTACGCAATATTTGCAGAGAACGGGCTGGGCTATGACCATCTATCGGATAGCTAAAATAGCTAAAATGTCTAATAAGAGAAAGGAAACGTAAAATGGCTAAAGTAGGTAGACCAAAGAACTATGAGAACATGCAACCATATGAACAAGCGCAGCATGATAGGCGCATAGCTATGGCTAGTATGAGGGAAGACCAGCTAGATGCAGTAGAGAAAGCGAGGGCTGCGCTGCTAGCGTTTGAACAGGAATGGTCAGACAGCTATGACCTGTACAACCCAGAAACGCCACGCGCATTGCAGACAGCGTTTTGGGCTATACACAACGCATTTCCAAAACAGGAGTCATAGAAATGTACCTAGTATTCGCAACAGTAGCCTATCGCAGAGATGCGGTAGGCCAATCAACCGAGGTGCAGTCTTGGGATTGCTTCGACTCACCAGAGAAAGCGCGGCAGCACATGCGTCACCTAATCCATCAACACGATATGGATTTGCTTGATGTAGGCGTTGCCACTATCACCGACAGCATCAGAGAAGAATTGCTGAAAAAGCAGCCAATGGGCTTAGAGGATTAGAGAAATGGAAGGTTTTATTTTTGAAACAACGCCGCATGTCTGCGAGGAATGTGGCGGCGAAGACTGGCATGCCAATAGGTTTTATGACAACAGCACAAAACAATGGCTGGTTGATGACATATCGCAATGGTGCCATGACTGCGAAAAAGAGGTCGGGCTAGTGGAGAAAGGCGCAGAAGTATGACACCAAGTGATTTCAGAACGAGGCGGCAATTCTTGGGCTACACACAAGCTGAGTTTGCTGAAAGGTTGGGTCTGTCTCGCAGAAGCATACAAGCCTATGAAATGGGGGAGACACCCATAAGCCGAGTCATAGAGATGGCTTTGGAAGCTATCGAACTAGAGGAAAAATAGGAGAGAAACGGGTGCTATGCATAGCAAGTTATATAAAACTTGCTAGGCTTAGCAAGTTTGACATCCAGATTTTTTATATCAAATATCAGGTTTTATTTAGCAAGTTTTGCATAGCAAGTTTTATAAAACACCGCGTAAGCGGATTATACAAACATCTGAAAACCTGTCAACCACAAATTTATAACTCATTGTCAACTAACGATTCAGCAGCTAGCATCAGCCAAGTATCAAACGATATGATGGCGGTGCTTTGCTTGCTGATATAGTTAGGGCTAATGCTAGAGAGAAACACCACGCAGCACATAGGTTGCCTGTCATACTTGTAAATGAGAACGGGTTGGGTGCCATTTGATAACGAGGCGGTGACAACCTGTTCCCACCATTCCCTGCGGTAGAAAACAGAACCGTTGCTATTGTATCGCTTACACTCAATTGTCCAGCCTGGTAGCCCGATTAAATCGCCGTGGTCGCCTGACCTGTATTGTTCTAAATCCCGTTTCACTTCGATGTCATACCCCGTGTATTCCTGAAACCATTGGTTAATCTTTGTAGCACATTCGCGTTCAAACGAGGCACCCTTTACTCTAGAATTTGTCATAGCCACCCTACCTTTGTGTCTGTTACCTTGCCATCCCATACGAACCACGCATACGCAGTCGTGCCGCTACCGCTAGGCTTCTCATCACCGCGCCAAATCGTCAGGCGTTGAGAGAAAACCCAAACCCTAGCTGGCCTATGCG